AGGAAAATAAACACACGAAACGGAGAAATCGAGATGCTGAAACAGCTTACTAATATGACTACAGAAAAACTCATTGAAATGTTTGAACTTACAACAAACATGAACGATGAAAACATCCCGACAGTCAGAGGCTGGCTGATGGATGAAATCGAGAAAAGAAATCCGGACGGATTCGACAAATGGTTAGACAGTGAGGATCCGGAAGATAACACCCTGAGAAAGTACATTCTGGTATAGAGGAGGACGAAAAGATGGCAAAAATTATTCAGTTCACGGTAAAGAGCAGTACAGCATATACAAATTTGGTACAGCTGATTGCCATAGCAGACAGCACAGCTTCCCTTGAAGAATATTTCGAGGTTATGGCGGTTTGCAATGAAAATGGTTATCTTCTTCCTGGTGAAATCGAAAAGCTGACCGAGCAGGTAAGACAGAAGCGCCTTGACCTTGCAAAACCGGAGTTGAAACCGGCGGTTAATGCGGACGCTCCTGGATTATATATCTACTGTCCGGAAATGGGCGAACAGAAACCTCAGTGTCAGATTGAGGCAGCCAGAAGCTACTACGGCAGACATTATCACATCAGTACACCTTTAGAGCTGAAAGGTCGTGGTATCACATTTGACAGAGTTCTGGAAGCAAAGAACCTGTCTGAAAGATACCAGTACAAGTCAGGCTGGAATGAGTACACCGTAACAGAGAGAGCGTTCGATATGCTCCAGCAGAAATACAGCATATCCCAGGAAAGTCTCCTGGATTAAGAAAGGCGGAAAAGATATGGCAAATGCAATTATTAGAGATGGAAAAATTTATAGCGAGAGCTTTGGTAAGGTTGATGTATTTGAGATAGTGGACAAGATCCCGACCGGGTTCTTTGTCTGGAATATCGGCGACAATATGTGTCACGATGAATATATACCAGTCTGCCAGGATTTGCGGCCGGGGGACAAAGATTGTTTCGAGATCAACACACGTTCATTAAAAGCTATCAAGCTCAGCCCGGAGGAAGTACAGCTGTTAAGAAAGGCTGCCGGCTACGGAGTTAATTCAAAGGAAACGGCTGAAAAAGCCCTGAGAAGCAAACGCAAAGGTCGCATGAGTGACATCAAGAGATTCCATGCCGAGAAAACAATCGACATTTTCAACAGAATTTCAAAGTAGAACACAGGTAGAAAGGTGGTTTGCACATGGGCGGAAATAAAATTATCGAGAAAATGCGTAAAGATGGTTACCCGTATAAGATTGTCGGAAATGGCGGCTATAAAGCCACTCTTTCCGGAATACAACCGCTTTCCGGCGGAGATTACATGGCAATCTACAGATACCCAGGCGGAGAGTGCTGTCACTGCCTGGAAGAAATAAAAGCTTGTTTCACAGCGATAGAACAGTAGGAGGTTGTGGTATGAGGCAGAAAAAAAAGAAAGACCGTATGGGCTTACCTGGATGGTAAAAAATTGGTAAATGTGGTTCAGGCAGCTCTTGACAATAACATGATGGTGGATGATCTGAAAGCACAGCTGGTAAAAGAGAATCCCGGTCATGAAGTGACGTTCAATGTAGAGTAGGAGGAAAAGGCTATGAAGTTGGAAATTGAAGTAAAACGCCGCCGGCTCAGCGTTACCCAGGGGCAAGCGGATGTGTATGTGAATGGGGAAATGGTAATTTCTTTCGGCGATACAATAGAAATCATCAATGATGGCCAGCCGTACTACAGTGAAAAAATCGGTAATTGGGCAAGCATCGTTCCAGATTCCAAGTTTATCAGAGGGCTGTTGTTCCATCCATACGATGATGTGTACCACTACAGCGAAAAGGTAAAAAGAATCCTGGATGCGGATGTGGAAAGGTTGGAGGCTATGAATTGGCATATTGAGAAGTCAGATGGCATTGTGGAAGAAATGAATGTACGGGAGGGTTTCACAGAGTTTCTTGCCATGGCTGTTCTGCAGTTCATGACAAAGCAGTGGGGAGAGGTAGAACCGGAGGAGGCAGAGCATAACAACAAGAACCCACAGGCAGCAATCGGGGCTTATATGTTCCAAGGCGAAATAAAGGTGTATGTAAAGGCAGAAAACGGGGCAGTCAGAGTGTTTCTTCCGGAAGAATGGTAGGTGATGGCATGTGGCTGATACCGAATGAGGATGAATACTGGGAGCGTGTCCGTGAAAGCCTGGAAGCACCCAGAAAAAGCGAGGAGCCGTATCTGGAGGAGGGTACGCTGTTCCTGGATGATGATATAGAGGAACTGGAGAAAAAGTACGGTTGTTCCATCGAGAAACTGTACGAGGGCGATCTTGAGGAAATCGTTCTGGAAAAAGAGGGTATCGTTCCGGAATCTGCCAGGTACGACCCTCAGTTTGACTGCATAGTATACAAATATTACGAGGAGGCATGTTGATCGTGAACAGAAAAGAGACAACGGAGTTTCTGGGGAGGCTACTCAAAAAAGAGAGGTTCGGAGGAATGGGGAAGTATTGGGCGAGTGAAGTCAGCATTGATCCGTGGTCCACAAAAGGCAAAGGGAAACGGGTGGACTACATGCAGTTTATCCCGGACAACCAGTGCGCTGTATCGGCATTGGAAAAAGGGATTTTCGTGTGTTACGAAGTAAAGAGCTGCAAAGAGGATGTGTACAGCGGAAACGGTTTGAATTTCCTGGGGGAAAAGAATTACATAGTCACAACGATGCAGTGTTATAAGGACATCCTCCCGGATATGAGGAGCGGTAAGTTCTGGAACCACTTGCAGGAAGTTTCCCCGGAATCCTCAGCCCATATCGGTATCATGGTTGCAATACCGTATATGTCAGAGGTTACAGACGAGTTCGAGAACCCTACGCCCATTGACGGGGAAGTAAACGGATGGAAACTGATTGTTATAAAGCCATGCAATATAGGATTGAGAAAAAGGTCCATGACAGAGTTGTTGTTCTGTATGCTCAGGAGTGGACAATGAAAGGAGCAGCACATGAAAGAAAGACACGCACAAATTCTGGAAGCTATTAAGAGCTTCTGCCAGGAGAACGGTTTCTGCCCGACTATCCGCCAGATCGGGGATATGGTAGGGCTGAAATCCACGTCAACTGTGATAACACACCTGAAAGCGATGGAGAAAGCTGGTCTGATTATCCGGAACGAATTTTCGCCACGTTCGATCATAATTCCGGGTTTTAATGACAGAAAACCGGGAAATGATAACGTTTTTGGTAAAAACGAAACGAAAAACACCGGTTTTGAACCGGTTTTCGTATTGCATGGCTTCTGGATTACCGGCGATGATGCCGGCGTGGATGTATTTGCAGTCTCTCCGGATCCGGAGTATCTCCGGGAGAAAATGAGACAGGAAGCAGAGGAGCTGTTGGCTGGGTTCCAAAACAGCGGCACAACCTTTGAGGTGGAAAACATCGAGGAGACCGACACAAAGTACGAAGTAGAGGGCAAGTACGGCGATATGGTAAAGCTGTACATAACAGAACACGAGGTAGAGGGAGGTGAAAAGAGTGGCAAGCAATATTTTATACCTGAGAATGAAAAAGGCTGTTAAAAGGTTGAATAGAAGCCTTGACGAGAAGAAAAGGCTCATAAGGATTTACAAGAGGAGAACTGCCGACCTTCGGAGGAGGCTGGCAAAGGTCAGCCGGGAAAAAGCAGTCCTGGAGGACGGTTATGTGGTGGAGTGGTGTCTGCACTGTGAACGCCAGGTAGTCATGCTATGGGATGTAAAAGAAGATGGCATGGTGGCATATTGCCCGTATTGCAGCCAGAGAATGATGCTTTGCGAAAAGTGTTCTGGTGAGTGCGATTATAACTATGGGAACGATACTTGCAAAGAAATGTAGTAGAAAGATACGGAGGGTAAAGGAATGGTTATTGACTGTTTGATTATTATAAAACCGTGGCTGGAGAAAATTCTGTCAGGGGAAAAAGACATGGAGATTAGAGGGAGCCGCACTCATAAAAGAGGAGTTATTGGTCTAATAGAGAGCGGAAGCAGAGATATAAAAGGGTTTGCAACTGTTTCCGATTGCTTGGAACTGGACAAACAAACTTTTGACGGTTCTGTAGAACGGCACCAGATATGGGGCGATGTCTGGGACAAACTGCCATATAAGAGAAAGTTCGGTTGGATTCTGAAAAATCCGGTAAGACTTGAAAAACCAATAAAGTATATGCATCCGTGGGGTGCGGTTGTATGGGTAAAGGTGGATTTGCCCGTGGAGGTGAAAAATGGGAAAATGTATATCAACGGCAGAGAAATTGGGGAAAGAGCTGAGGGATAGCTACGAACGCTGGAACCATATTCTGCAGAATGGTGCCGGTGATCCGTTTTGGGAAGATGGTTCGAATATGAACCTGGTACGTAATCATATCATTTATTACAAAAGGCAGTGTGAAGCTGAGTTGCTTCCTGACGAATACCCGGAGGAGTATTTCTGGTGGCTTCCTACAGAGGTGGACAATAAATACATGGCACTCCCGGAAGAAATCCGGAAACATGCCATAGAAAGCCTGGCAGCATACGAAGCGAATGAAGATTACCAGTATTTGAAAGAGGCTGTAAATAAGCTCACAGAGAAGCAGAAAAGCCAGATCAGCATCACGAACGTAATCAACTACGTTACCGGTCTTAAATGTTTTATAAAAAATGATTCCCTGGTGGAAATGAGGAGGCACGAGCGTCCGGAGACGTATATGGAATCATTCCAGGACTGCCGGAAAAAGGCGGAAGCTATTCTGAGCCAGGAACCGGAAGAAAAGCCGCTTCCCACCGGCCAGCTGTCTTTGTTCGATTTGTTCGGATTGACAATGGGAGGATAACTGCGATAGCATAAAGAAAAACCAGGAGGTAAAAAGGTGAAAGCGGTAGATTTTATTGTAAAACATATAGACGAAAACGGAATGACACAATCAGAAGCGGCGGCGGTTGCCGGAATGAGCCGTCAGAATTTCTGGGACAAGCTGAATAACAGAAACCCACGGTTTAACACCATGACACGTATTTTAGATGCCTTTGGTTATCAGATCCATGTAGCCAGGAAAGACAGGGAACCGCTAAACTTCTGTGAGGCGGATTTCTTTGCAGCAGCGGAAAAAGAAAATCTGTACTACGATTCCCTGGAGGCAATCCTGGTTTCGATGGGTTATGTGTTAGAAATCAGCAAAAAAGCTGAAGAATAAAGTGTTTTGAAGAAATGGAACGTCCTGAAAATGGGCGTTCTTTTTTTGTTGCAAAAATAATTTAAAAAAATGAAAAAATAGGCTTGACACAACGCACCATAGTACGCTAAAGTCTAAGCATAGAAACACACCAAAGGAAAATAAACACACGAAACGGAG